TAGGCGGCAGGTATCTTCTGACCGTCCTCGAAGATGTAGTACAGGGCGCTCATGATCGGCCGATGGATAGGGTCAGCATCCTTGAGCAGCCTGGACACTGCATCCGTAGCGAACACGATGTCCGTGTCAACTGTACAGAGCCATTCAAGGTCGTAGGTGAGAAACTGCTCGACAAGGAGGTTGCGGCCCAGTGCCAGAAGGGGTCCGGCTGAGGAAGAAATGACGCCGCCAATCGCGGGGTCACACTCAGGGCCCGACACGGCGTTGAGCACTGATCCGAGGAATTCAACACGACACGTACCCCCGCTCGTGTATCCTAGCATCACTGGACCTTGCATTACGTCGCTCCCTGCACGAACATATCGTTGACGACCACTGGAATCACTATTGTCATGACCCGGAACATCTGTCTGTCGATCTCTACGTATCCGGCCTGAGCAGAAAGAGAAGTTCCTGTCATCCCAAGAAGATCGACATTGCGAACTCCTGCGTCTCCGCCGAAGTTGAAATCTGCTGTTATGGCTCCTATAAGATCACAGGTCGCCGCTGTTATATTCGGATCGATCATGTCGTATGGTTGTTGCCTGAAGTTCGTGTAGAGCCTCGAATTGAGCACAACTACTCCTGTAGTTGCTCCCATGCCTGATCCCGGCCTATACGGTAGGATCGTATGAATCCAAACAGAACACGAGATACCATTACCGGGAGAGTTCTTCGGCTCATGCTGATTAACATGGTCAAATCGGCCGCTGGCCAGCGCGTAGCTGACGACCTTGTCAAAGACCGTCATGACAGCAGCATCGTTGAAGTTCACCAGTGCCGCAACTCCTCGGCCAGATTGCGAAGTTCTTCTGCTAGTATGTCTGAAAGTGCTCCTGCCAATGCTGAAGCTTCCGCATTGCCCCTATGGTTTGCATCGTGAATCTGAAGCTGCTTAAGAAGACGGCGCTTCACGCGCTCTCTTCCAATGTCGGAGCTAAGCTCAGTTGCTCTCTCCATAAGAGCAGCCTCTACCGGAACTAGTGAAGCATCCAGGAACTTCTTGCCGATTAGATTCCGTGGCTGGCTCATCGCGGCTGCACCGTTCCTTGCAGAAGACGACCGCCCATGACAGACTTCTGCTCGGCCGACATCTCTTCGACTTCGATGTGCTCCATGCACGCCGGAATTGTCACGCATGCCATGACTATCTGGCCCGCCATGACCTGCTGCTGCCAGGACGCCACAAGAGTGATCGCGTCGCTGATAACAGGAGCGGGAAACTGCTCCGGTATCTTGCCCAGATTTTGATCGGCGAGAAATTTCTTGTGAACTGCGACGCACTGTAGGCACTTGAAGTCCATTTTGTCTCCTAAACATTCATGGCGGTGAGATAAGGAGGAAGTTCACGTTCAGCAATAATGCCAGCTTCTCCAGTTTGAAGATTCTGAGCAATCTTACGAAACGTGAAATATCCGGGAAATCTTCTCGGCGGCGGATTTCTTCTGTGAGGCCACACTATCAAGTTTGCTGGATCTGTACCTTCAATCCATGCTCCGTAGAGAATGGGAGTGTCAGTGATAAGTGTAGCATTCGGACTTTGATGCTCTGTATGTATTGAAGCTTGCAAAGCTCCGGCGTTTGCAGGTACAGGATTGAACGCCGGAGTTCCTCCGTGATGCCCGAGATACATATACTGGGTCGGTAGATAATTCCTGATCGAAGTAACGCCGACATCCCCAACAGTGTCAATTACATGCTGCTTATAGCGAGAGATCTCCCTCTCAGCCATTCCGTCAACAATAGACCCGTGAATATTGATGTGCAGCATGATGCTCATATCGCACGCTTCCTAATCTTGCGCACATACTTGGAGTCACCGAAGCGTTGACGAAGGTCAAGCAGCCCAGCTCCAGCTATCTGCTCAGCAACCGCAAATCCACCGCGATTTACAGACACGATCTTGGCCGGTGCACTAGCTCCGCCGTATGCTCCGGGCTCTTGAGTGATCCATACCTCGGCCTCCGCTATAGCAAGCTGCCGGACAAGACCAGGAACGGCGTTGACTGTCAGAGGAAGATTGATTGAATGAATAGCCGCAGTCGTGCCTAGCTGGCCCCGGAGCACGCTCAGAACGCGCCTGGCCCATAGGGTACCGCCAGTGTGCCCGGCCAAGATGCTAGCGTCCCAGGCCCTCTTGACAACCATCGTGTTTCCCATGATCTGCAATATAAGGATCCACTCAGCGTCTACCATTAGAACTTCACCGGCAGTGAACTTTGTCCCGTCAGATACCATCAAGATGTTATCCTGCGCTGACGCATTTGACAAGCCAGAAAACGAGACAGTAGTGTCAACGAAAGCGGAGTCTGTCACGATCATGCGCTCGGTGCCAGCGATCAGCACGTCTCCCACCCCGACAGAGACACCGTCAGAAACTGTTGCGGTTGTGTCGACAGCGGTCATGGCAACGGCCAGAGTTCCGGCGGGTCGCGTCTTTGTCCAGTAACCGAACGTTCCGGTAACTCCGATATCCAACTGGGGAGTCTGTCCAGAACCGAAAGCAACATTGAGATCGCGCCGAAGCTCAAAGTTTGTGAACGGCGGACCCGTGTTGACAGGCTGGAATATAACTGAGGTAATCGGAATCACTATGGGGACGGGCAGGAAAGTTCCTGTAACAATCTGTGTGGCCGGTGCAGCTAGCTCCATGTCCCCTAGCCAGATTCGCCAAGGATAGGCTAGCGAATAGTTAGGCCAGTCAAACTTCGCAGTCTTGTCTTCAGGATAGAACCTACGCTGAGCAGCACTCTCAACAGCCTCTGCCGCGGACACTATGGCGCGGTCAACCTGGTCGTTGGTATAAGACGCCAACTTGACGTCTAGTGCTCGACGCACTTGTTCTCGCGTGCAGTAGCACGCCCTGTCAACTATCACTGCCCTTACCCTCGCTGTCTTGGCGCTCCATTTTCAGGAGAGGCTGCGAATATTAAATTGTGGACTTGCTATTACTTCTTGTCCGCTTTCTTGCTAGGTGCCTGCGGCCCCGGATCAATGGCGGCAGCAGTGACCTCGTTCTCCCCCGCCAGAGAGTCAGGATCACCGGCAGCATCCGGGGTCGCAGGCACGTCTTCTTCGGCGGGAAGCACCGTGGCGGAAACCGCACCGTCCTCAGGACGTGGTGCCTGGCACTGAGGACAGTACGGCAGACCCAGAATGCCTTGACATCCGCACTTCGTGCAATCCCACATGTTCTTCTCCTATCGGACCAGGAAGCCTCCGCCGCCTGGATCAGCTTCGCTTGCCTCTGCTTTTGGAACTAGAGCCGCCGCTGTCCTCCGAAGAGGGCTGCTGGCTCTGCTGGTCGGATCCAGTCCCTTGGGTACTGCCAGCCGTCGAAGATGCAGAAGAGGACTCCGGGATCTGTGATTGACCCGGCGCTAGGGACTGGTCCTTGCCGGAGAGGTTCTCCGCATCGGGGACAGGCGACTGGAGGTCGTTCGTTGAAATCTGTCCACTCTTGTCTGGCTTCGTCTCGGATTGCGAGGAGCTGGTCCCAACTGATGGCGATACCTCCGCATCTTCCTCGTCCTGCCTCTGCTCCAGATCGGCCGCAGCAACAGCCTCATCCAGCCTTCTCTTCTCAGCAACGCTTACGGGCTGATTCGCGCTAACCGAACCGTCCTCTTCGAGCGACTGGCCAAGCTCGTTGGTGGGACGGAGATCAACCGGCCGCTCCTCTTCTACGAGATGGTTGGTGAACCCTGGGTTATCCTCGGTACCGTAAGCCTTTGGCACGACCTTCTCCCTACTCGTTTGGAACGACGCCACCGGGCTCCTGGCCCTCGTTTGCTAGCTGATCATCGGACTCGGTCGCGATCTCGCCCGGGTCAAGAATTACGCCCTGATTGGTTGTAATTGTCGGCATAACTTCCACGACCTTTTTGTTAGATCCCACTTCTTGTTGACCGCGTCATAGACAGCCCCATCGTTCGTGGCTGCCGTGTTCTGCGGAGTGTCGAGAGTCACTCCGGTCTGTGCGTTAGTCTTCGGCATAGCCTGTCATCCTTCCTAGGCCGCCGTCACGACTGCCGCTTGATCATACGGCATGTATGTTATCGACCATGTAATAGCGCCGGTTGTACTCGCGTTCGTTGTCACTGTAATTACCCCGGCCGACACGAGGGCTAGTCCGCCCTGCGAAATCTGCCCGAGATAGAAAGCCCCAGAAAGACCGCTAGCCAGCACGCCACTCGCGCCACCAACAACGAGAGCTCCTGCTGCCGGAGGAACCAGAACGGTCGTGCCAACTGGGGAGCTTGTGATAGCCGTGGCTGTAGCTAGCGCCGTAGGTGCTGACGCTCCGCCAGTAGGCGTAACTCCAACTGAGAGAGTGGTGGCCGCGCCGCCGATCGGCGTCACCGAAACGATGCCGAGCAGGCTCGTCAGAAGGATGCGGCCACCACTCACGTTGAAAACTGTCTGAGTTGTGGTTTGCGGAATGGTCTTTGAAGCCCCAGATACCAGCAGGCCGAAGAGCGCTTCCCGGAGTTGAATCCCGGTCGGAAATACTGACACCTGAGTCTCCTTTCTAGCTGTTGGTGACCGACGGCGTTGCGCCGGACTTGGCGTTGAAGAAAATCGGCATCCAGCACAGGATCCACGTGATCGCCATCGTGTTGGTCGCCGCGGTCGTGATCGTGATGGTCGTGTTGGAGATCGTGAAACACGCCAGCCCGCCGGTTGCACTGTTCGCCACGAGCGGAACCGGGAGTGCGCCGCCTATCGGCTCCGGCAGCTTGAACACCGACCCGACCGCCTGCGTGGTGAGAGGCGCAGCAGGAGCCGCAGACAGCGCTGCGGCCTTTCCGGTGTACCCGACCGTCGGGCTGACACCAGTTGCCGAACCGACCGTAGACACCACGCCGACGAGCGAGGCCTGAATTGACCCCACGACCACGAACAGGTTGCCTGTCGTGCTAGCCGGAAGGACCTTGCCGAAGTTGACGTTGACCTGACCGAAGCCGTTCCGGCCGTGCTGGACAACGTCCCTGACCGCAAATCCTCGCGCGGTTGAGCTCATGAGTCCTCCTAGACCGCGCTCAGGATCGCGAGGTTCTCCGGCTTGCGCTGAACGGTCAGGTCGTGCAGGATCGCCATGCCGATACCAGAGCCGGTCACCGTGCACTTGATGTAGGTGTACGGGTCAGGGAGCTGCGAGCCGTACACCGTGAACACCGCTGCTGTCGCCGTGGTCAGCCCGGCAGTCGTACCGAGCGTGAACGTAGACGCCGCAGTGATGTTCGCCCTGGCCCATGCAGTCGTTCCGGTCGTACCTGTCGACCAGTAGACCCTCGTGATCGGGCTGAGAGCCGGCGTGAAGAACGACGCTACCTGATACGTACCCGCGAAGGACGTAGCGTACGTGAGTGTCGGCACCGCGGTCGCGCCGGTGATGACGAAGGTGACCGCCGAGCAGTCCTTCAGCTTGATACCGGGACCTGCCGTGATGACAGGCACGACGTTGAACAGCCTGCCGAGGCCATCCATTCCAGCCATTTCGTTTCTCCTTGTCCCTCGGGGGCGTTACTGCCCGAGATTAACCTGCTAGCGAGATGCTAGCTGGACGAACGGGGTGAGCGTGTTCGCACTGTTGTTGTGAGGGGTGATGGCCGACTGAATCCACGGCCTGCCGTCCAGGCGCTCGATGACGCGGAAAGCCGTCTTGTCGTTCTGGAACTTGTAGTGCTCCGAACTCATGGACTGCATCATCTGCCGGTCGCCCACGAGGTAATACGCGAGGTCCACGAAGCTGATGTCGCCAGTGGTCCCGAGCGCCGGGGTCTTCTCGGTGAAGTACACCGGACGTCCGAGAATCGTGACCGGAGGAGTCGCCGTACCCGGGTTGGTGTAGTTTCCCATCCAGACCGGCCCGCCACCCGTGCCCACGGACAGCGCCATGGTGGCGAGCTCGGGGAACGTGTCGATGGAGCAGATCCAGACCGCGCGACCCAGCGCCGTCGGGAGCATGCGGGCGTACATGCCTACCACGTTCTCCCACACGATCGTTGCAGAAGCCTGACCTGCCTGCGCAGCGACCTGAACAGAAGCCGGGCAGTTGACGAAGCCCAGCGGCTCGCCGACGCCCGTGCCGGTCATGAACGCGATGTCCTCGAACCACGCGATCGCACGCGGGAAGATGGTGTCGAAGAAACTCCCGAACGCCGGGGCGTCTGCCAGGAGCTCGTTCGGGACTTCCGCATACCCGGTCAGCTTCTTGGCGTCCAGTACGACCCGGCCGAAGCTCGCCTGCGACTCAACGAGCTGCGCCGCTTCCTCAGTCCAGTAGCAGACCACGCCGCCGAAGACCGAACTCACGTTGCTCGTGGTGTCGATCATGGGGATCGGTACCCGCAGGCTGTCCATGGGGATGACCTGAGCCCTGGGGCGGACGACGGCGTCCTCGAGAGCAACCTGGAGGATCTGAGACCGCAAAACC